ACCTCCACCTCCACCACCAGTATTAGCTGTTCCTGCAACTCCACAATTATTTCTACCGCCACCGCCACCACCGCCGCCAGGATTTCCGTGACCATTAGAACCGTGTCCTCCATTATCTCCACCGCCGCCACCACCGCCAGCTAAAGGAGTTGAGCTTCCTGGTATACTTGTAGTGGTTGCTATTCCACCTCCAGAAGTATGAGGCACATTACCTACACCACCAGCTCCACCGCCACCACCTCCCATATGATAAGGACTATTAGGTGCATAATTTCCACCAGTGTTTCCTTGTGGAGGACTAACAGGAGGTGTGTTACCAGCTCCACCTGCTTGAATAGGTGAGCCTGAAGCACCTCCTCCACCAGATCCACCAGCATCTGCTGTAAAATTAGGTGAGTTAGCACCTGCTCCACCACCAGCTGATGATATTGTTGAAAAACTTGAAATTGAACCTGGATTATTAGGAGTAGGTCCACCTGGTCCTTTAACTCCACCACCACCAGCACCTACTACAATAGGATAACCTGTTGCGGGAAGAGTTAATCCAGCGTTTGGTCCTGAAGTACAAGCTAAAGGACTTGCTGTATAAGAAACAAAACTATCTTTACCTTCTCTGTAACCACCTGCTCCAGCACCTCCTTCATAAGCTCCACCACCTCCTCCAGCTATTACCATATAAGAAACTTTATTTGATCCCTCTGAGTTACCTGCAGAAGTTACAGTAAAAGTTCCTGGTCCTGTAAATGTATGAATTTTGTCATTTCCACTAGTTGTTATTGTTCCACCTGTTGCTGTAATAAACTGTGCCGTTGGTGCTTCATCTTGTAAACCTGAATCTGTTACTAACCAACCTTGTGTTGAATCTATAAATACTAATGTTACTGCAATACCTTCTGTGTCTAGAGTTGCATTAACAGCTGAACCACCAATTTTATCAGAACCATTTCTAACTAATGTAACTGCGTTTGTATCAAAAGTTCCTGCGTAATCTTTTATTGCAACAACTGCTCCTGCAGTTCCTGCTGGTAAATTAACTGATACTACTCCACCTGTTGTATTTACAAAATATCCTATTCCAGCTACTGCTGTAAATGTAGATGTTTTAACTGTTGTGTCCCAAGACGCTGAACCTGTTGCACCAAAACCTGATGCAGTACCAGAGTTTGTAATCGTAGCACCAGCAGGAATTGTGAATGTATCTCCACTATCACCTAGGGTTACTGTTGTGCCCGATCTTGGACTAATTTTATTTACTTTTACTTCACTCATAATTTACCTAATTTTGAAATTTGTACCTTATTATTACTATACCTGATCCTCCATTTGAACCTAAATTTCTTGCTCCTCCTGGATATCTTGCTCCGGCTCCTCCACCACCACCACCACTATTTGTAGTTGCAGCAGCAGGTGCGGAACTATTTCCAGCTCCACCAGCAGCACCACCACCTTTTCCACCAGAGCCCGCGGGACCAGATTCTGGTCTACTTACTACACCACCACCGCCACCGCCACCAGCATAATATCTATACGATCCACAAGGAACACCATTACTACCAAAAGCCGTAGGTATCCCAGCACCATCACCACCATTACCTGCAGCACTCGGACTACCAGCACCTCCAGAATTTATTGCACCTCCTCCTCCACCAGCTAAATAAATTGGACCAGTAGGACCACCAGCTGTACCTTGTGCAGGACTTACAGGAGGAGTATTTCCAGCTGAACCAGCATTAGCGTGAGCACCACCTCCTCCAGAACCACCTGTTGTACCACTTCTAAAACCAGAAGCAGGTGTAGATGCTCCAATTCCACCAGCACCGCCGCCTGCTGATGTAATTGAACTAAATGTTGAAACTGATCCTGAATTTGCTGTACTACAAGAAGAAGGGGCTGCTGCACCTGCTCCAACTACAATTGGAACTGCTCCTACTGAAGCTGCTATTCCTGCAGGTGCTGCTAAAGGTTTACCAGGATAAGTCGCTGGTGATAAACTTGGAGAAGCAAATCTAAATCCACCTGCTCCGCCACCACCTGCTGATGTTGAAGAATTATTTTCCGTTCCACCTGCACCACCACCTGCAACAACAATATATTCAAATGTAGTTGATCCTCCAGGTGATCCTGCTGCTGATACACACAAAGTACCAGGACCTGTAAAAGTATGAATTTTAAAATCTCCGCAAGTTGATTCTGTTCCACCTGTTGCTGCTACGTGAGAAGAGGCTCTAACATTAGAAGTTGAATCCATTGTGTTAAGCCATCCTTGTGTTGAATCAACATATATAAAAGTAACTGATTGACCTTGCGTATTTAAAACTACATTTGCATTTGTTCCACCAATTTTTTCTGAACCATTTGGTACAACTGTTAAATTATTTGTTTGCCAAGTTGCTGAGTAATCTGCAACTGAAACTATTGCTCCAGCAGCACCTGCTGGTAAATTCATATTAAAAGCTCCACCAGAAGTATTTGCAAAATAACCTTCACCACTGACTGCAGTAAATGTTGCAGTTTTAGGAGTTGTTTGCCAATCAACAGTCCCTGTTCTACCAAATCCTGTTTGCGATGCACCTGATGCTAAAGCAATTGTATCACCACTAGCGCCAAGAGTAATAGTATTACTATTCTCGTTAATGATGTTTTGACCACATTGGTTTTGTATGTTGTTTACTTTAATTGTACTTGTCATAATTATTGAAATTTATACCTTATTACTACTATTCCTGAACCGCCTGCACCACTTGTATTACCTGGACTATTGCTTCCATTACCAGTATTTCCACCTCCACCACCAGTGTTTACTGTTCCTGCAACTCCATTAGTACCACTTCCTGCAGCTCCTCCACCACCTGATCCACCAGCTCTAGGTCCTTGATCGCCTGCACCACCTCCACCACCTGCTCTTGTTACAGATGATCCTGTTATAGATGTAGATACACCATCTCCACCATTTCCACCTCTACCTGGTGTTGGATTTCCTTGTGCATTTTGTCCTGCAGCGCCTGCTCCACCGCCACCACCTGAACCAGCATTTATGTTATAATTACCATTACCACCATTATTACCTTGAGAAGGACTTACTGGAGGAGTATTACCAGTACCGCCGGAGTAATTATTGTGACTACCACCACCACCAGATCCACCATTTCCACCATTACCAGTAGTACCAGCACCTCCACCTGCCGATGTAATAGTTGAAAAAATTGATGTACTTCCATTATTTCCACTAATAACAGATCCGGCGTAAGTTGCATTTGCACCTCCTGCTCCAACTGTAATTGGAAAAGCTGCTTCTGTTACTGTAACTCTGTTTGGTGCACTTGGATAACCATCTAATGGACTAGCTGTATAAGGTGTTGTTGGACTTTTTACTTCTCTGTAACCTCCAGCTCCACCTGCACCTTGTCTGCACCCAGCTGCTCCTGAACCACCACCCGCTACAACCAAATATGATACTGTGTTATTAGCTGGTGTACTTGAAAGATTAGTTACTGTAAAAGTTCCTGGTCCTGTAAATGTATGAATTTTATCATTACCACAAGTAGTAATCGTACCACCTGTTGCAACTAAATTTGGGTTATTTACAATATTTTCTGTAGAATCATTAGTTGTTATCCATCCTTCTGTTGCATCTACAAAAACTAAAGTAACGGATTGACCTTGCGTAGATAAACTAGCGCTAGCGTTTATACCACCTATTTTATCTGTACCATTTGGTGCAATTGTTAATTTTTCTGAATCAAAAGTATTTGTATAATCTACAACTGAAACTATAGATCCAGCAGAACCTGCTGGTAAATTCATTGTAAAAGCTCCGCCTGAAGTGTTTGCAAAATAACCTTCTCCATTTGCTGCTGTAAACGTAGATGTCTTAATTGATCCTGTTTGCCAATCAACAGTTCCTGTTCTACCGAAACCTGTTTGACTACCATTATTAACAACAGTAGTTCCAGAAGGAAAAGTTATCGTATCACCTGAAGCACCAATTGTTAAATTAGTTCCGCATTGTGGTTCAACTGTATTTACTTCTAGTTTTGACATTATACTATTACCAAAGTCCCCGTTACTGTTACAGTCGCAGGAATAGTAATAGGTCCAGCTAGAACTGCATTTTCAATTGTTTGTGTTCCGTCAATCGTGGACGATTGATTGGGTATAAATTCGTTGGGGGCTGCTTGCCCTCCGATGTATTGGATTCCATTTACTATTGCCGTCATAATTCCTCCTACGAACTAATTGTATCGATGTATGAAAGAACCACGTCTAAACTACTAGCTGTATCAGAGACTGCTTCTAACGTATCACCATTAGCTAAAACAATTTTTGCTCCGCCTTGAATTAATTCAATAGCAGAATTTGGTGGTATGTTTACCCCTTTTGCAAGGAAGTAATCAGCTCCGCCTTTAGCAATTTTAACATCAATTGCAATAGTTGATGTTAAAATATTACAACATCTAATACCAATTACTGCATCATAATCTCCAGCTGCTAATAAAGTAGTATCACCTGTTCCAATTGTTCTAACTAATACGTTTCTAAAATCTTGTGCCATATTTTTTTCCTATTTATAACGCCACGGCCATTGCTAATGCAAAGCCAGCTGACGCTGCTCCTACTGGTGTTCCTGTCGAATCTAAGTAGACAGACTTACTTGCAGGCATTGTACAGAATACATCTTTAGTTGTACTACTCCCGAAACTTATTTTTGAAGTGTTACCTGCAGAGTTACTTAAAACTGTATCTCTTCTAAAAGTTGTAGAACCTGTAAGAGTTCCTAAACCTACTTCAAAATTTGGCGTACCTTGTTCAAATATACAATAATAAGTTGTATTAGAAGTTCCAATACCACTATTAAAAGTTACAAAACCAGTTGAAGCACCTGCAAGTGTAAAATCACCTGCTCCCGATGTTGTACTAGTTTCTTTTACTCGATCATTAATTACTAATGCCATTAACTATTCCTATGGGTTTCCAGTTATACTTAATAAAGCGCCAGATCCTGAAGGACTTCCTGCTGTTGCACTTGGGAAAGTAACTTTAAAATCACCAGCTGTAGAAGTAATGTCACCACCAAAATCTAAAATTGCTACTAGATATTGATTAGCTGTTGCTCCACCAGGTGCTACATATTTATATAACACTCCTGTTCTTGCTGTGATTGTAGAAGCTGTCCATGTAGGATCAGTTGTAAAATCTACTGTTGTATAATCTCCTGTTTGTGCCACTACTCCTTGACCTGCAGTTTTTCCGTTTGTTGTATAAGCCGTTCCAACTGTACCAACTTGATTGGCTACAGCAGAAGAATAAACAGAATCAGTTACCGCGTAAGGTGTTGCAGTAGTATACAGAGCGAGATAATACCCATCATTAACAGATAAATCATGCTGTCCTTTTAGGATCCCTTGTTTAAAAGCATAAGGTACTACGTTTGCCATATTTTTTTCTCCTTAATTAATTTGTTCCGTAACTAGATGGTGGTTTTGATTTTAATTGTTGACGAATCATGCCATCTTCATATTCATCTCTGCGTCTGTAACCGATTTGCTCGGTACCGTACGTTGTAAGAGCGTTTTCATATTGCCCTTGGTAGTATTGTATCATATCTGTCGGACCTTTCAAGTATCCATATGTATTTACCAAACATCCATATAAAAGCAAGTCTTGATATTTGTTAGATAAATAAGTTCCTAAAGTAGAATAATCTATAGGTGTTGTAGTTGTAATACTTGGTGCCTCTTTATTATAAGCTAATGTTATAGCGTATGTTTGATTAGGTGTAGGTGCTACAACCCAAAATTCTTCATCCCAATTACCATAATATTTTGGAATATCTACAGCTGCAGTATCTGGTGTAGAATAGTATTCTGCCATAAAACTAGGATCTCTTTGTTCTAAGAAAAATTGATTACCAGCAGTATCTTTAAGTTGAACATAATTAATAGATCTCAAATCTTGTGGAATTGTTACATATCTATTTCCAGTAATTAAAGTTGATGTTGCGTAGTGAGCATTTTGATCTGTAGGGACCGCTCTTAAAATTTGATTTTCTGTATTTTTAATAATTGTTGCTAAAACAGAATCAGTTAAAACTGTATCTGATACTTCTGTGTATCCTCTAATATCTGTTCTTAAATTTGCTAAAGTGTATGCCATATTATAATGCCTCCAATGTTACTGGTCCTGCTGAACATCCTGAACCACCACCTTTAACTCCACTAGTAGTAGCAGCATCAGCACTTTGAAAATAAAAGTAACTAATTGGATTAGTTAACACATCGCTTGTAGTATTACCAGTTACATTTCCTGCTGCATCTATTTTACCTAATTGAATTGTAAAACCATTTGCAGAATCAATATCTGTTACACCTGAAATATCTGGTATAACATTATAAGATTGTAAATTATAAGCGTCGGGTCCACCAGTTCCATTTGAAGTTACTAAAGGTGCTCCTCTTAATCTAACTTTACTATCAGCTTTTCTTTGATGATCTAAAGAATAAACATTTACATAAGTATTACCTCCAGAAATAATAATTTCAAAAGGATTATTATCTAATAAAATTAATTGAGCTGTAGATTCAACTTGAGGTCTTGGGTTTTGTAATGCTTGTGGATCATTACCAACTGGTTTAGGTTCAAGTTGTGGTTGCTTTGATTCATACTCTGAATAATGAACTAAAGATCCATTCCATTCTCTAACCATTTCTGTATATGGAAATCTTAATCCTGATCTATCTGAAATAGATAATGCTCTTTTACCTCTAGCAAAAACTCCCATTATGACATTACTCCATCACCATAAAATGTTTGTGGAGAAATAAATGTAGATGTACCTTGATTGTCTGCATCTAATGCTCTTAACATTTCACTTTCATAAATTCTTTCAAGATCTAAAGTTCTTTCTGGAGAAAATTTCATACTTAAATAATATGCAAGACCTGACATCATGCATGGATAAAATCTAT